CAATCTCCTTCGTTTTACAACCATCTACCGAAGCAGTAATATCGCAAGCGTCACAAATCCCTTGAATAAATATTTCCCCTACATTACCAACATTATTTGATTGTAATCCAACAAGTTCCTTATATAGGCTGTTCTTCCAAATATCAGCTTTTTCTTCTTTTGCCTTTTGTTTCCTTATGATATCAATAAAGATAGAACTCGGTAGCATTTTAGCTTCTGCTTCTGCTTCTGCTTCTGCTTCTAGCATTTAGATATTATTGTATAAATCAATTTTTTCCTTTATATGGTAAGAATCATCACATATATATTCAAATTAAAAAATTGATTGGATGTAATATATAAGGTTTAATTACAAAAATAGCAGCTATGTCGACAGATACCGCACCCGCTATTAAAATTACAAGGAAATATTTACAGGAGGAGAAGGTATATCTTGTTAATGGGGATTGTTTGGAGGTTATGTTAAACATTGAAACAGAGTCTATTGATTTGATATTGTGCGATTTACCCTATGGTATCACTAAAAATAAGTGGGACGTCGTGATATCATTTGAGAAATTGTGGAAACAATATAACAGAATCATCAAAAAAAACGGCGCCATCATATTATTTGGCAGCCAACCTTTCACAACTATGCTTATATCTAGCAATATGAAATATTTTAGATACTCTTTAGTTTGGGAAAAGAACAAGTTTAGCGACTTCTTAAACGCAAAGAGAAAGCCGATGAAAACGAATGAGGATATTTGTATCTTTTACAAGAAGCAACCTACGTATAATATTCAATATTGGTATAGCACCCCATATGAACGCTGGAATACGCAAAAGGCCGTAGATAAGCAGAGTAATTACGGAAGTCATAAGGAAAATGTTGCGAAAAGCGACGGAGAACGGCTTCCTACAACCGTACTGAAGTTTAACCGTGTAGAAAGACCAAGCCATCCTACCCAGAAACCAACCGACTTACTAGAGTGGTTAATTAAATCATATACGAATGAAGGCGATACTGTGCTAGATAATTGTATGGGCGTAGGTAGCACTGGAATCGCAGCTAAAAAAACAAATAGAAACTTTATAGGTATTGAATTAGACGAAACATACTATAACAAGGCGGTAGGCTTTATTAGTAGTACCCAGAGCCCGAACCCAGAGCCAGAGCCAGAGCCAGTCCCTATACCGGAACCGGTACCAGCGACCGTATGAACCCTATATCTCTTATAATTAAGTCGTCGCTCGCATTACTAGAATAGCATTCAAAGTTATCCTTGGAAAACCAACGTTTTTTTGACAACCTATCACAATCTACCAAAGTAGTATACACCAATTTTTTTAATATTTCATCTCTAATAAACTCCTTTCTCGTATCCATATCTTCCACCAACTTCTCATTAAACTTATTGTACCTTGTGAAACTGTGTAAAATCAATACAGGTACTTGTCTATCTAGCTTTTGATATGTATTCACAGTTTTACAAAATCCTGTGAGTGCTCTCTCCATAAAACACGAATCCACGTAATGACCTTTTGATTCTTCAAAGGCTACCAGCGTACCATTATATGTAATAGACCAATCAACGTCAAACATCGCAAAGTGCCTGTCTTTTGACACTTCGAACCCGAAATACTCCCATATACGTTTGCGATGACTTTCAAAAGCCAATCCTATAATATCCTTCAATGCCTTCCCAGTTTCATACTCGGTACGAATCTCGCTATCTGCTTCTTGAAGACTCCTCCTGTAATAGCAGACGTCGTTGTCATAAGCAGTATTCATCCTTGCGGTTACTCGGTTGCTCGGTTAGCTTGCTTGCTTTGCTTTGCTTTGCTTTGCTTGGTTGGTTTGCTTTGCTTGCTTGCTTGCTTTGCTTGCTTTGCTTGCTTTGCTTTGCTTTGCTTGCTTTGCTTGCTTTGCTTGCTTGCTTTGCTTGCTTTGCTCGGTTTGCTCTGTTGCTTTGCTTGCTTTGCTTTGCTTTGCTCTGTTGCTTTGCTCTGTACTGTTGCGCCTGCTATAAGTTAGATAGAATGTTAATCATCTTTTATAAAATATCTTTATAATTAGTACATATTTATCTTATCATATAAAAATATAAAAAATACAAATACATATACAAATACATAGAGCTACACTGGTTCGCTCTATTCTTCGTCATCGTCATCATCCTCTTCATCATCCTCTTTGTATCCAATACCATTCCATCCTTTCGGTTCATAGGGTTTATTAAGCAGTTTTTCTAGATATGCCTTAAGCTGATTGCGGTCAGGACACTTCTTACCCTTAACCACATTAGATATGCTCCACAACCTGAAGTCAGTATATAGTTTCGCAATCGTGATACGAGGTTCCTTGATTTGAGGGTCAATCACAATACGTTCATTGACGAATTGACCGATAATATCATTGTTCTGTTTGTAACTCTCGGTAGCTACACGAACCTCGCTAGGTTCCGCAATCGCCATAGGATTGATATGCTTATGTCTGTCAATCAGCAAGCTTATAAATACTTCCTTCCATCTCTCAAACTTATCGGTCAGTTCCATATCCATATAAAACTCGGTCGGCTTATTGATATCAGGCGTCTCTGTGAATTTGCTAGAGAAGTTACAGACCTTGATACGACGCCAAGTTCCGCCATCATCACTAGGAATCTCTGGAAGTTCATTACACGTCAAAATCATTTTAAACTGCGGTTTGAACTCATAAGGTTCCTTGAATAGCGTACGCACCAGAATCCTATCTTGTCCCGACAACTCTTTCATAAGACCGATATTGAGGCGGTCATTTTCGCTAGGTTCTTGCATCACAGCAAACCGCCGACCTTTCGTTCGTTCTAATTCACTCTGTGCCGCATTACTCGCAGCCCTCTTCTGGGTTAGCAAGGCGATTGGCAAGATACAGTAATATTCCCCAATAGACTTTTGAATCAAATCCAAGAGCCTTGACTTTCCGTTGCTACCCTGCCCTGTAAATATATAGAAGCGTTCTTGTGCGATACTTCCGTCAATGATACAGGCCAGCACGTCCATCACGTAATTCCGCAGATTCTTATTTGTAAACAGTTTTGCGAAAAACTCGTTAATCTCTAGTACTTCTGGCAGGTCGCTGTTGTAGTGGATGTAGTTTATTTTTGTGCTTAACAGGATATAATCGTCGGGCATCCCGTCACGGAACATGTGCATCTTCAAATCATAAACGCCGTTGTCAAACCCAATCAAATGCGAGCGACTGTCAAGAAGTTCCTCAAACTTCTCGTCAATGAAGAGCGTACGGCATTCCTTCATAATCGCATCTTTGAAGTTGGAGTTCTTCAATTGCGTGGCGATTTTCAGGCATTTCTTGCTCCGCTCATCGTTTATCGCTTTGAGCGTAGGGTCTTCGGTGTATTCATTGTAATAGTTGGAACGCTCCATAAACTTCTTACAGATATCTGTACTCAAGATTTTGCGAAGGTCTAACCCTTCTCTCGCGCGCACCCAGCGATGCTTCTGCTTATCGTATTTATACCAGATATCTTTAGAAATCGCCTTAAACTCGTCTTTGAATATACAATAGACCACGCAAGCGATGTCATAATGCGCCCCATCACTAGAGATGCTCTGGTCTATCTTGGGAATAATCGCCTTATCCAGGATACTCACATATTTTACTAGATTATCCTGCTTCGCCCACCACCGAAGTGTGCCGATTCCCATATTGTCCTTCCTCATTTTGTCCCATAACTGATGGCACTCACCCTCAATATACGCACTGCTAATTTTTGAAAACTCTACCCACGTTTCAAGGAGCCTGTAATCTATGTTTCGCAAGACCCATCCCAAATTAATCCAGTCCGTGTAATTATCCGCCCTCGTCAATGAGAGGCAATCTACGAGTTTCTTTGCGAATGCGAACTCGTCGTCAGATATATAGGTGCGATTGATATTCAACGATTTGCCGAAAATATTGTTTTGTAGTTTGCTTTTCAACTTCTGGTCTATGGCAGGTAAAATATGCTTACAATATTGGCTTATTTCAACATCAAACTCCGTTTTTACAAGGTTTGGAATATTATTAGAAAAATTACGCATAGAGAACAGTTTGATGAAGTTAATTTCATCGGCTGCGTTTAATGTATATTCGGTATTCACAGTTTCTCCATCAATATACTTGTATATACTTGAAACCCTATAGGTATCGCAATCGGGTTTTCGGGAGCCATACATCTGCCAGCAATTCACGTCTATAATCGCCTTATCAACGATTGAATCGTAGTCATTACATAACGGCAGGTTTTTGAAAATATCCGCTGCTACATCTAGAATCTTTCGCCTAATAAAGTGCTGTACGTTATTATTCACGAGGATAGAAGGAAAGACGATATGGAGCCCGTCCTTGAGTTTGTTGCGGAACTCCACGGGATTCGGTTTCTCCATAACATATGCGACATTGGCTTCGTCGGGAATATCCAAATATTGGGCGATTATCTTGAAATAATGATTGACGATGTTATAAATATTGTCTGCGGTATATACGCGGTCAAACTTCCTTTTGCTATTTAAGGACGAGTTGGAATCTTGAGAATTATAAATTCCCGATTTGTCATCAGGAATAGTAAAACGGAAGTCTATATCAACACGGAGCGGACTAGGCTCTGTGGGTTTTTCGGTAAAATATAAAGGGACACCATTCGTAAGCGCCAAACTATAAATATTGACGAAATCGGCATATTTTTCTTCAGGGACACAAATGGAGACCTTTGGATATCCTATGCTAGTGTTAGTATAAGGCTTACCTTTCTCAACCTTATATTTGCTAATAAATGAACGTAATTCATCATTAACGCTCATTGTTTTTATTATTTTAATATACTTATATATATATCAATTTTTATTTTTATACGATTTATTTTTATTGAACGCGAAACTCTTTTCTGTATATTAATGTAGAGAAATACCATATCACAAATGAATAAGGAAATTATAAAATATAATAGTCCTAAAAATGCCAAGAACCCCTACATATTTTCAAAAACCTCCTTAATATACTTGATAGATACGTGGAATAAATATAAGACCGACAAAATAACATATAGGAAAACCTATACGATAGCGAGATTATCGCAACTGCTGAACGAGAAGATTAAGCCAGTCTGCGACGACAAGCAATATTGGTGCTGGACTGGTGCCATCTCTAATATCGCAAAGGATACCAAAACGAAGGATATTATAAAGATGATAGAGAGCGAGGATTTGCGTCCCGAGATGCCAATAGAATGGTACAAGAACTCTACGGAATGGTTAAGTAATTACGACATAGAGGACGTGATGAAGCAATATGATAAGAGCCCGCCACATAAATATGCGTTTTTAGGCGTTTATCCAATAGACTTTTCGGAGGAAGATAAGTTTGGTAGATGCCTCTACAGCCAGATATGTTCGCTTGATGTTAAAAAATATATCAATAAGAAGATTAGTCATTTGGGGTTAATCACGAACCTTGACAAGCATAATCAAGGTGGGTCGCATTGGACTTCTACGTTTATTATTATAGACCCTAAAAACAAATGCTATGGGGCGCATTACTATGACAGTAATGCTATAGATATACCTGCGTATGTTAAGAAGTTCATCTTTAATATTAAGAAGCGTATGTTGGCGATATATCCTAAAAGTGATTTTAAAATAACACATAATACCACGAGGCACCAGAGAAAAAACACGGAATGCGGTATGTTCTCTATGACACACCAAATAAGGTGGCTAAATAGTATCTTAAAATACAAGAAGTTGAATCTGCCTGACCCATACAAAGATGGGGCTTTCCTAAAATATATCACAAATGACAAGAATATCACTGATGATGTTATGACGGAAAGTCGCAAGTATTTATATCGGCCGAATCTAAAAGCTCATCTTCGTAAGAAGAAGGCTGTTACTACTTAAGGAGATTACTTAAGGCCGTAATAAATTACTTAAGGCGTAAGAAAATCTTCTTACTTAAGCAAGAAAATAATTGTTATAAATAAATAGTGGGATGGCGATTGTAGATGAGTTTAAATCGGAAAAGAACAGAAGCTTGATACTTCAAGCGTCTAATAAGATGCTCCAAGACAAGTATAAATTGTCTTTGAATACTGACATATTGACAAATATCATTAACGCTATTATAGCATCTATGAGTAAAGATGCCGTTCTTATGAATGCTACCATAAAACTGATGGAATTAAACACGATAACCTTGGCGAAAATGAAGGATTATGTTTCAAAAAACATAGATACAATTACAAATACTCGGGGGCTTACGGGGCTTACGGGGCAAGAGCAAACTATAAATGAAGCGGGTACTGGTACTGGTACTGGTACTGGTACTGGTACGAATGCTAGCACCGAAGGCAATGCCAATGGCGACACCAACGATACCTTGTATAGTAAAGCAGATGTTTTGACAAACGAAGAGTTGTTATTAAGAGTAAAAGACTATGAGAATAATAGGGTTATATCAAATACCATATTGGCAAATATAGAGAGTTACAAGGAATATACGGAGATTACAGAGTCTTCAATAGCACCCTCCATACAATCCCAGGATTCTCTTCCTAATACCGTAAATTATATTCCAGAGATTATGGATAAGGTACTGACCTCTGTACTGACCTCTATTAATACTAATACGAATGCTAATATTAATAAGAAAACCCTTATCATAAATAGTTATTGTAGGGATTGGATAAACAACCCGAGTCGCAACAAGCTTTCTTTTACAGTTAATATAGATTTACAGAATAATATTATAGAACCTTTTAAAATATTGTTCCCAAAATATGTGAAGGATATGACGTCTTATATAACAATGGTGATTACAGACAGTCACAAGACATTTAAGTACAATTTTTTATTCAGTAGCACATCGGGTAAATGGGATATTTGGAAGTTAATCGCAGAGGGCGACAACGTCAATAACCAGATTAACTTGGCAAACAAGAGCTGGAAGATACATTTTCTTGATTATATCGGCAATGAGCTCAACCTAGGCACCGACAATATCAAAATAAGCCAAATAAACGAGTACGAAATTAATACGTATGATAACAATAATACGAGTCTTGATACGA